GTCCCTACACCCGGGGGTGGCGTCGCCGCCCTGCCCGACGGGGTCCGCCGGTCAACTGAAGGCCCCGCCCGTGGCGCGGCTGATCTCGTGCTCGACCCGTTGCGGCAGCACACGCGCCACCGTCGAGGTGAACGCCTCGGCCGTCGCGCCCTTGACCATCTCGGCCGGGATGATGACGCCGCTATCCAGCAGTTCAATGGGGGTGCGCCCCGCGCCGACGCGCTGGAACACATGGCCGCCCATGTTGAGCGGAACGCGGTCGGGCCAGCGCCCGCCTTTCAGGAACGAGCCCGGAAAGACGCGGCGACCGCCGAACGGCGCGGCGCTCACACCCTTCCGCGTCTCACGCGGACTGAAATACTTGAGCGAGATGTCCCCGCCATGCGTGGTCATCGTATAGGACAGGTCGCCGAAATGGGGACGCCTGACCTTCAAGGCCCTGACGATCGTGGCGCGCTTCAGGCCCGTCTGAGCCGTCAGCGCGCGGATGACCTGCGTCTTCGCCATGTCGCCAGCGCGCCCCAAGGACCGCTGCATGATCAGCTTCATCTGCTTCGGCTCAAGCGACTTCAGCGCATTGTCGAACCGGATGACGCCCGACACGTCGCCCCAACGCACGACAAGCTGCATGGGAAGGGCCTCGCGTCCATGAAAAAAACCGCCGCGGAGGCGTCCGGGCGGGTGATCTGATTTACCGTGACAAGGTGTATGTCAAGTTTCCGGCGCACGTCAAGCGGCGATGTGAGGCGCCGCGCGCTTTTTCTTGGTCGACGGGTCTGTCAGCGCCACACCTCCAGCGTCACGGTCGAGCCATGGCGTCATCGATCGGTCACAGGCGGCGACCCTATGTGCGACGAGTTGCGGGCCGACCTCTCTTTCCAGCCAGCGCAACGCCGCCACCCAGATCTGATAGTCAAGGCGACCGAGAATGTCACCCAGCGGATCATGAGAAAGCTCATATTTGCGATAGGCGCCGGCGAAAGGCTTGCGAGTACGAGGGTTGCGACCATCAACCTCCATCACGACGGTAGCGCCGTTCGCGTCTACAGTCTGCCGATGCACGAACCATGCTGGCATCCCGCCCCGCTCGACCATGCGCACCCTGGACGGCTCGGCACTGAAATCCGGCATCTTACCGAGACAGGCAGTGCCGGCGACGATCGTCACGATTGCCTCGCGCCGCGTTTCGACCGGTCGCGACCGATAATGTGCGAGCGCATGCTCTACTGCCTCATCGACCAAAAACGCCCCCGCCGGAGGCAGCGGCGGCCAGTCTGCGAGCGGCGACCAGCCCTCATCAATCACCACATCCAAGCGAGCGAGCCCGCGCACCGCGTATGCGACTGCCTCCGCATCCGGCGCGGGCTCGCCCTGTTCGATGAAGTAGTTCTCGCTGCCACCCGAACCCGGGACGCGATTGTTCTGCACCCGCGTTCCCAGCTCGTAGATCGTCCGCCATGCCGAGTTCGGATTGGCGAGGCCTTCCACGCCCCCGCCTTTCGGCAATTCATGGACAAAAGCCCAGGTCAGCAGTTCCTCAATGGTGGCGGTTTTCACGGCCTCATCTCCTATCGTCCCAGTTTTGCGGGCTATCGCCCCATTTCTTCCGATTTCCGACCCAAAGTCGGTTTCCTCAACTCGTTGAAAACAAAAACAAAAAGGAAGGGCATGGGACGCTAGGGACGCTAGGGACGAAAAATCCCGCGTAACATGATGAGGCAACCATTCCTTTTTCCCTGACCCTTATCCTTCTCGCGCGTGACGAAAACGGCGATTACCGTCCCTAGCGCCCCTATCGTCCGAAGTCTTTGAAATCCCGTACCCTTTTCGAGGGTCGGTAGCGTCGGGCAGGCCGATTACCGTCCCTGCCGCCCCAAATTCCGTCCCATCCCTTCGACGGCCGGCCGTGCGCCTCGCCGACAGGGCCACTGGAAACGGCGCGCGCATGCCTGCGAGGAAAGGGGTCGGGGTGGTCACGACGTCTCCCCCTGCTGGTTGGCAGGCCGGACGAACTCGTCGCGAACGAGAAGGCCGCGATAGACCGTGGTGCCGGACTTGTCCTTCGTGAACTGGCGCTGCGAGCCGTCGGGCGCCTCGAAATACTGCTGGCAATAGGCCGGGAAGCGCTTGAAGAAGGTGTTCTTGTGCAATTCCATGGCGCCGGAGCGCGCCTGCCAGTTCGAATAGGCGATGAAGAGGTCGGCCGGCGTCGCCGTATCGTCCGCCCTGCCCGTCACGACACATGCCGTGCGGATGAACGAGCCGATGAAATCGCTGTCGTTGCGATACTCGTCGGTCGCCGCGAGCACGCGCTTCGGCGGCGCCAGGCCATAATTCAGATAGTCGAGCGCGCCCTCTACGATCCAGGCGAGGATGCCTTCCGCTTCGTCGCGCAAGCGGCCGGGAAGCTTGCGGTCGATATCCTTCTTGGCGATCTGCACCTCCCACGGCACGAGCAGGATGCGCCGCCAGAGGCCTTCGCTCATGTCGCGGATTTCGGGCTTGGGGTTGCAGGAGAGGATCGGCGTGAACTGCGGCATGACCTCGATGAAGTCCTGATGCAGCCGCCGCACCGGAATTCGCGTGCCGCCGGTGACGCGCTTGATCAGCCCTTCCTTGAGCCTCACGCCCTCGTCCGGCTCCTCTGAGGCGACAAGACGAGCGCCGGGAAGACGGGCGAGATCGGGGGTCGCCTCCGCGCCGGAGCGGCGGTTTTCGCCGGTAAAGCTCTCGACATCGAGCGTGACGGCATAGTCGCCGAGTACATGGCAGAGCGTGGCGACAAAGGTCGACTTGCCGTTGCGGCCGCCGCCGTGGAAGATCACCATGATCTGTTCGTCGATGATGCCGAGCGCGATATAGCCGGCGAGACGCTGGAGGAAGGCGCGCATCTCCGGATCGGGCTGCACCTTTTCGAGGAAGGCATCGAGTTCGGCATGCGCGGCGCGCGGCTTCCAGTCATGCGGCGCGAGTTTCGAGATGAAGTCGTTCGGGTCGTGCGGATCGAGCCGGGCCTTCCACACGAAGCGCGGATCGTCCGGGTCGGATTCCTCGTCCTCCACCCGCGCGAAGCGCAGGGTGCCGTTGCCGACATTCAGCGCGTACAAATCCGTGTTGAGGCGTTCGACCGTGCAGGCGACCGCCGGCAGCGCCTCGGTCAGCGCATTGTTGATCTTCGTCGTGCCGGCCGAGGATTTGGCATGGCTGTGGCGGGAGGATTTGCGACCGTTGACCCGCTTGCGTGTGTCTTCGCCGGTCTCCTTCGCCTCGACCAGCTGCAGGTAGGTCGCGAACAGGTCCGCACCCCAGTCCTTTTTCGGGTTGCCGATCGACTTCAGCTCGGCCTCTGCCGCCTTTCCCTTCGCGATCAGGTCGAGTTCTTCCTCCGTCGCGGTCACAAGCCGGGCTTCGTTCGAGATCAGCTCGGCCGACTTTTGCGCCAGCGGCCGCACGACGGAGCCGTCGTCATCCTCTTTCCAGCGCTTGCCGTCATAGCCGTGCCAGCCGACATGGGCGACGTGGATGATGCGGTCGCCATAGCGGATCAGCAGCCGACGGCCATTGCCGATGTCCGTCTCCGGCTCGGCCGCGCATTCGGCCAGCAGGTCTTCCGGCGCGGGTTCCGGGAGCGCTGGCGCCTTTTCACTGACATGTTCATGACCGCCGCCGGCCGCCTCGAAGGCCGCTTCCTGCTTTTCGGCAGCTTCGAGCATGGCCGCCACCTCGGGCGGCATGCCGCCTTTCTTCTTGCGGGCCATCAGTCGTTTCCGGCGAGGTCAAGGGCGAGGTCGGAGAAATCGAGGCCGCGCTTCGGCCAGACGACGAGGATGCGGCGGCCTTCGCGCGCATGGCGGGCGCGGGCGCGGGCCATGGCGGCGGCGGTCATGACGCGCTCCGAATCGGCGTCGGCCAGCAGCACCAGTTCGTCGACCTGGTCGCCGGTCCAGATGGCGTCGTCCGCCTCGCGCGAGATCCTCGGCACGGGCCCGGGCACCATGACAGGTTTTGTCCCCCCGCGCTTGTCGACCTTGTTCAGGCTCGGATGCGCGAAGGCGCTCGACGGCTCAGCCGGGCCGGCCAGATTGCCGAGATCGCCGGCGGCGAAGTAGAAGGTGTCGCTGCGAAAACCCTCCCAGCCTGCGAAGGCGAGCGTGTTCTCAATGCCCTCCCCGCCGACCCATCGGCGCGACGGCAGGTAGCCGGTCAGCGGAATGATGCCGCCCTTCTTGGAGCCGCGCATCTTCTTGGTCGGCAGCACCTCGCCCGTCTGCGGATCGACGATCGCCGGCCGCAGTTTCGGCGGGCGTCCGAGGTCAATCCAGGTGATGTGGCAACCGATGATGGCTGTCGCGCGGTCGATGAAGGAAGCGACCATGGCCGGCCCGACATGCAGCGAGAGCGGATCGCCGCGCTCGTCCTGCCCGTACCAGTAGGTCTGCTCGGCCGAGAAACGCAGCCAGCCATCGGGCGGGGTGCAGGCGCCCCGCCCCTTGAGATAGGAGCGACCGTCGATCAGCCTCGCCGAGACGAGCGATTCGGCGACATCATAGATTCCGCGCGCACGCCGGCGCTCGCGCTCGCGGAAGTCGGCCTGCGCGCGCTGCTGTTTCCGGGCCTCGGCCGCGGCCTTCGCCTTCGCCGCTTCGAGGCGGGCGATGCGCGCGGCGCGATCTCCGTCGCTCTCCCGCTCGCCTCCGGCAGGAACCGGCTGGCCGGTGACGGCCGCGCAGGCATCGAGAAATTCGGCACGGCGCGAGACATCGAGGCCGAGGCAATGCGCGGCCATGCCGATCGCATCCCGCCCGCCGACGCCGCAGCCGCGACAATTCCACGTGTTCTTGACCGTGTTGAAGGCGAACATGTCGGTGCCGCCCTTCACAGGACAGGGCTGAGGATGCTCGTTGCCGGAGCGACGGAATCTGAGCTGAAGCTTTTCCGCCGCCTGCCGGATGCTGACGGCGCGGGCTTCCTCGACGAATGTCTCGACGGGGAGGGTCACGCAACTTTCCTCAAGGAGAGAATAGCTGCTAGATTGGATTGCGAACTGAAGCTGCGTGGCCGGGAGGGGCAATGTCGTTTATTGTGGCAGACTGTTTGAGATGTTCGGTTCGCCGTGTGCAATTGCGAGTTTTCGGATACTCGCTTTGGGGTAGGAGAGTTGAAATATCGGCCATATGCGCAGATTGTCGACTTATCTCTGTTTTTACCTGCACTCCAGCCGAGAATATACATAACTCTCCGCCGAGCGACTCCGATACCAGCTTGTCTCGATTTTATAAATCTTCGTTCCAACCGGTCGTCTACATCCCTTCCATTTCCGGTCCACCTGAACACGTTAGCGAGCGAGTAAAAGATATTTATCTTCAAGGCGAGAAATGCTTGTCTTTGAGCGCATATGACGCAGCCGGAGCGACGTTCAGGAAGGCAATCGACGTTTCGACGAAGGAAATTTATCGCGACGATCCGCGGTTGAAGGACCGGAACCCGGCCGATGCGCTTCGCTCGCGTATTCAGGCGATGGGTCAAATGAAGATACTCGAAGAGGATGTTGTCGAACTTGCCGACATCGCTGCATTGGATGGCAACGATGCCGTTCACGACATAGACCCCTATTCCAAAGACGAAGCCGAGGCGCTGAGGGACCTCACGTACGATCTTCTCGAGCGGTTGTTCACAAGGCCAAAACGAGCCCAGGCAGTTCGGGCAAAGCAACTGGCGAGCGGCGTGCGAAAAGAATAGCGCTTCCATCACTCCGCCGCCTCCCGGTACGCGGCCAGATGGGCGCAATTGGCCGCGACGAGCGCGGCGGCGAGCGGCGGGCAGACGGAATTGCCGCAGCAGGCGATCTGATCGGATTTCGATAGGGGACGGCCGTCATGCTCGACGTCGATGACATAATCGGGCGGGAAGCCCTGCGCCGAAAACAACTCGCGCGGGGTCAGCATGCGCATGCCGATGTCGACGATGGTCCAGGCTTCGCCGTCCAGGTCGACCGTGACGAATTCGCGCTCGTCCCAGAAGCCGTGTCCACGCAGGAAGGCAGCCACCTCGCGCGCCCGGTCGAGCTGCGCGTCGGTCAGCGGTTCTAGGTGCAAGTCGCTTTCTACATGGCCGAAACGAGCCTTCGATGTGGCCGTGTGCAGCGGTTCATCGTGGCCGCTCTCCTGCTCGGCGCCGTAGTATTTGGTGACAAACGGCGCAACGAGGCTCAGTCCCGCGCCGCCGGCGGTGACCGTGTGCGTCGGCTCGTCCGCTCCGTTGAATGGTTTCGCGGCGTTGCGCATGGTCATCAGGTGCGGCACGACGACCGCGGAGTGCTGGCCCTCGGCGCAAACCGTTGCATGGGGCTCGTCCACAGGCCGGTCGCGACGGTCGCTGCCTTTCATACTCATCAGATGCGCCGAGACGACGGCCTGCTGCGGCGCCTGCGTGATGGTGGAGATCGGCTCCTCAGCCGGACGACCCGGGTTAACCCCGCCAACGCGACGCGAATCGTTGTTGTGCTGTGCCAGAAACGCCGCCGTGACGCAGACATCGGCCTTGGCCGTCATCGTGGCGACTGGCTCGTCGCCGCCGCGCGGACGGCTCTGCCCTGCCCTGCCGCCACAACCGACAAGCGACGGAACCACGACGAGATTCTGATCCTTCTTGCTGGCGGTGATCGTGTGTGCCGGATCTTCGACGCTGCGGTTCGCGCCTCCCTGTTGCGCATAGGAGAGCACGGGGGCGATCACACCCAGCGGAGCCGCGCCGCCCGGGCGCTTGATGAAACTGTTCGCCGTCACCGTCGCCAGCGGCTCACGCATGCCGTGGCCGGTCGCGCCGCTGTTGTGCCGGATGACCGACGGGGCGATCACCGCCTGATTGATGCCGCCAGCCGTGACGACTGATAGTGGATCATCAATCGAGCGATGGCCCTGGCCCCAGCGCTTCACACCCGATGGCGAGACTTCGCCATGCGCGACGTCGACCAGAAACGGCCGCTTCGCGTCCAGCACATAGCGCTTCACCCCGCGTGCGACGCGGCTCATCGTAGCGGATGCCAGAGGCCGCACGGCGCGCAGGCCATGTCTGGCGAACACTTCGTCCGACGTGTCGAAGATCGACGGGCATGGCAATGACCAGTCGATGATCTCGGCAGCCGTGCGATACGGCTTCAGACCCTGCAAATCCTTCAGTGTCAGGCCGTGGCCTTTGGCCCATGCGGTAACGATGCCATCGCTATTCACGCGCAATGGCGCATGCGTCGGCTTCGGCCACACGATCTTCTGGCCGTCGCAGCGGGCGACGAGGAAGAGCCGCTTGCGGGTCGTCGGCGCGCCGTAGTCGCAGGCCCGCAACTCGCGATGCTCAAGCCGGTATCCGAGCTTCCGCAGCTGCTTCGCCCATTTGGCGAAGGTCGCGCCGCGCTTGTCCGGATCGGGCATCAGCACCACTTTGCCGCCGCGCTCCTCCTCGCGCAGCGGCCCCCAGTCGCGGAATTCCTCGACGTTTTCGAGCAGGATCACGTCGGGCCGCACGCGCTCGGCCCACAGCACGACGACCCAGGCGAGATCGCGTATGTTGCGCTCCACCGGCTTGCCGCCCTTGGCCTTGGAGAAGTGCTTGCAGTCGGGCGAGAACCAGGCGAGGCCGACATGCCGGCCCTTCACGTAGTCGAGCGGGTCGACCTGCCAGACGTTTTCCGACAGGTGCAGCGTGTCGGGATGGTTGGCGGCGTGCAGGGCGAGCGCCGCCGGATTGTGGTTGATGGCGATGTCCGGCGAACGGCCGAGCGCCATCTCGATGCCGGTCGAGGCTCCGCCGCCCCCGGCGAAGCTGTCGACGATCATCGGCGGAAAATCGGCCTGCGCGGCGAAATCATGAGCGAACAGGTTCATATCGCCTCCGAAGGCCGCTGGAACGGCGTCAGCTTCATGGTTCGAAGAAGGCGGACCTCGCCGCAGTCCAGACCCGTTGCAGCAGCGACCTCGGTCTCGGAAAGCCCGGTCTCGAAGGCAATCAGCACGGCCTCCGCCTTCAGCGTGTCATTCCCGATCGCGGCGAAGGCGGCGGGCGTGACGCATCCCGGCCGGCCGAAAGGTCTCGCGGTCACAGCGCCACCACCCTTTCCGGCAGACGCGGCCGCGCATCCAAGTCGGGGCGGTAATTCACCAGCACCGGCGGGATGAAGACGGCCTTGCGGTCGGCAAAGCCCTCGCCGCACGCCTGCATCCGCACATGGCCGGCGCGCATGTGCACGGGCATGTGCCGCCCCTCGACGCCCGGAACGGAGCCGCGCCCGGAACGGTCGAAGATCGTGCCGATCCGCAGCACCGTATGCGACGGAATGCGCGTCTTTCCGCGCTTCTGCCGCGCCCGGTTGAGCGCCTCGGGCTCGATCATCTGCTTGTCGACGCCCCTGATGTTCAGCATCAGCAGCGCGATCGAGGCGGCGAGGCCGATGGCCCGGCCCTCGCTCTCGTCGGAGAACCGGTCGACATGCAGGCCGCAGGGGCGCACGGCGACGAACGCCTTCGTCGGCGAGATGTCGGCCATCTCGTCACGGTAGAGAAGCGCGTGCCCGGCCGAGAATCCGTCCTCGGCCTCGTCCAGCAGGACGAAGCGGCGAAAGTCGGGAGCCACCGAAAACTCGACAAGCAGCGGCGCGAAGGGGAGATGCGCGATGCCCGCCTCGATCATGGCGATGACCGATCTCTGAATGTCGTCGCGCGCCAGGACGGACAGCAGCGAGGAAGCGACCGCATATTTCGGCGCCTCCCACATCCGCAAGACGAGCGGCTCGTCTCCGGCAAGCTCCGCTAGAACATGAATGCTGGTGCCGACGGGAGGGCTCATTCCGCCGCCTCCGCGCCAAGCTCCGCCTCGATCAGGTCGAACATCGACGGCATCGACCCCTGACCCGCCGCGACGGCGGCATGCACGCAGCCGTCGCGGAAGTAATCCTCGGAGAGTTCCACCGCGAGCGCCCTGCGGCCCATGCGCAGCGCGCAATAGGGCACCGTCATGATGCCGCCGAAGGGGTCGAACACGGTCTCGCCCGGCTCCGAATGCTGCTCGATCTCGCGCTCGACGATGTCGAACTGCAGCGGGCAGAGATGCTGCTCAAGCCCGCGCCGCGCCTGTTCGCTGTTCAGCGTGCGCATACGCGCGACGTCGGTCCATATCTCGGGATGGTCGACATGCGGCGGCACCAGCATAAAGGTCGAGGGCAGCCGCCCTTCCGCCGCCAGAACCTCGGTCAGTTCGACATGCAGGGCATGCTCGTAGACATTTTCCAGCGACCAGGCTTTCCAGCCGCGATAGACCTGCTTCGCATCCAGCCTGATCAGACGGCGCAGCTCGTCGGGGAGCAACGGCCGGTCGCCCGACGATCGCCACACGCCATGCGCGTCGACCTGCCAGCGGCCGCGCGAGTATCCCTGCCCCGGCGCCGGCCTGAGTTTCCTGTCATGCGCGACGAGGCGCACGTCGTCGCCGATCGGCAGCGCCTTGTCGGCCTGCTCGACATGGTCGGCGAAGGAGAGCGACTTCTCCTTGACCACGGGCGTGTCGGCATAGCCGTCGCGGCGGTCGGTCGGCGGCTTGCGGAAGCGCAGCACGTATTCGGGCAGGCCGTTGCCCATGCGCGTCCCGTCCTTGCACTGTTCGGTCCAGCCGAGCCGGTAGGTGCCGTTGTTCTCGCGCACCACGTCGGTGCCGATGGTGACGCGCGACAGGAAGGCGAAGCCGTGCTTTCTGAAATGCGCGACGCAATCGTCGGAGAACGGATTGACCGTCTGGAAGCCGAAGCCGTTGATGCCGCCCGGCACGATGCGGTCCTTGACGTGGATAGCGGCGATCCGTCCCGGCTTCAGCACGCGGTAGAGCTCGCGCGTCAGGAAGGCCATATGCGCCCAGAAATGCGCGTCGTCGTTGGAGTGACCAAGATCGTGATAGGAGGGCGAGTATTCGTACTGCGTGGAGAACGGGATCGAGGTGACAATCAGGTCGACGCTGTCCGCCTCCATCCGGCGCGTTTCGAGCACAGTGTCGTTGCGCACCAGCCGGTAATTCTCGCCGACCGCCTCATGGCGCTCGACGCCCATGGATCGCTTCAGCGCGCCGACGACGGCCTGCTCCGCCAGGCCGTATTGCCGGATCATCGCCGACATCTTCTCCGCCTGCGCCTCGAACTGCCGCCAGCGGCGCTCCAGTTCGCGGCGGATCGGCCGCTCGGCCTCGGTGTAGATCAGGTCCAGGCGCACGGCCTTGCAGGGCCCGGCGAAGCGGAAGAACTCCTGCCCGAAGCGCTGCGTGCGAAACACCGACTGGATGAAATCGTGGAACTTGAAGCCGATGCCCAGATAGATGTTCCACCAGCAGAACCGCTGGAAATTGCAGCCCGAGCCGTTGATCATCGGCTTGGTCGCGAGTTCGGCGGCCTCTCCCCGCGCGAAGCCCACGACGCGATCTTCCTTGGTGGCGTCGTCGAGCGTGCCCCAGACGGATTTCACCGCCGGCACGGCCTTCTCGATCGCCTTCCGCTCGTCCTCTAGGTCGTGCCAGATGATGCGGTGCGCGTCGGGCTGCTCGGCCCTGATCTCCAGCATCTTCGCGATACGCGCGTCGAGAGACCGCCGCTTCTCGCGGCTGGCCTCGACGACGCCGTGGGTGGCGTCGGCGAACATGCGCGCCTGCCCGTCCCTCTCCGCCCCGGCCTGGCTGTGATCCGTCGGCAGCTCGTGCCAGCGAATGTCCAGCGGCGGCAGGTCGTAATCCTCGTCGGAATAGCCGAGGTCGGACGGCTTCTGGACGAACAGCGCCCACGACGCGACCCACAGCCAGAATTCCTCCTCCTTGTGGGGATGGATGGTGAGCCGGTCGGCCTTCTCGCTGTCGCGCCGGAAGAAGCGGGTCTTGGCCTCCCCGACATCCATGACGCCAAGGAAAGCGGCATAGGCCAGAATCTCGACGTATTCGTTCGGATCGGGCACGGCGGTGGCGACGAAGCGGAAGCGCACGCCGGCATGGCGGGTGCCCGTCTTCCTGTCGTCACCGGCGAAGGTCGCCATGAATTCCCGAAACGTCTTGGTGCCGCCGAAGCCGCGCAGGCAGGCGGCCTCGTCGAGCGCGGCGGCGGTGAAGAGCAGAGGGTCGAGCTTGCCGTCGCGGATCGTCTCGTAGTTGGTGAGGTGGATGAGCTTGCGGCCCGGACCCGGCGCGTTCGCCTCTTCCATCTGCTCCGGCCGGTTGACAAATCTCAGCTCAAGGTCCGGATGCCGCGCGGCCTGTTCGAGGAAGAACTCGTGCCGGACGCCGAGCGGCACGACCTGCAGGGCGTGGCCGCCGGCATGCATCGCGCACTGGCGCAGGATTTCCAGCTGCGTCGAGGTCTTGTGCAGGCCGAAACGCAAGAACAGCGCGCGCCGCCCGCCCCGGCATGCCCAGGGCACGATCGCCTGCGTCATCGGCTTCAGCAGCGGGTTGATCGTCGCCGGATCGACCTCGAAGCCGAGCGACGGCGCGGCCGGCACCTTGGCGTCGAGAAACTGCTGATAGTCCGGGTGGATCGTCATGCCGACCCCGCCGTGTTGTTCATGAGGTCGGCGACCGCCAGCCGGTTGCCCGCCATGATGTTTTCCTCGACCAGCGCGACGACCCGCGCCGCGGTGAAGCGGCGTTGGTCCTGAAGGGCCATCAGCTGGCCGACGAGCACGGCGGCGACGGCGAGGATCTCGTCTGCCGGCATGTCGGCGTATTTGGCGCGGATCACCGCGATCAGGTCGTTGCGCAGCGCCTCGTGCGCGCAGCCGGCTTTCACGGTCTTCACAGGTTCTTCTCCGCTGTCGGATTGGTTCCGGGCTCCCATCCGCGACCGGCGGAGAGGATGCAGGCCTGCCCGCCGGCGGCGACCAGCAGCACGGTGAAGCTGGCGCCGTCCGGCGAGGCGGTGACGACGATCGCCGTCTGCCCGTTCACCTCGCCGCGCGAGACCACGACCTCGCGATAGGCGTTTTCGAGCGTCTTCTTCACGATCGGCCACGGCGCGCAGAAGGTCTGCGACCGCGCCGGGCGCGTCGCGCCGATGGCGAGGGCCACCGCCAGCCCGGCGATGTAGATGCCGACCGCGACCGCGTGTGGCATGGAGTGGATGCCTCTCATGCCGCTTCCCTTTCCGCGGCGCGCAGCAGGAGGTGCCGTGCGCAATAGCGGCTTTTGCCGCCGCCGAAGGCCGAGCGTTCCGCCCCGCAGACCGGCATGGACGGCCCGGCCGGCGCGAAAGGGTCGTCGGCGAACCACAGGCAGCGGCCCTGTTCGACCGCCTCGTCGAAACGCAGGGCGACGACGGCCGGGAGCGCGGCTTTCGCCGCCTCCGCCAGCGCCGTGCGCCGTTTCAGCGCATCGGCGCGGGCCTGCCGCCGCCGCGCGGCCTCCAGCGCCCGCATGGCGTCGGCCTTTGCCTTCGCGTCGCGGGCGGCGCTTTCCTTCGCCCGGGCCGGCCCGCTCATGCCGCCCCGCGCCAGTGCGATGCCGTTGCGCGTCATCACGCCGATGACGGCGTTGCGGCTCCGGCCCGGGAGACGCTCCGCGATATCGCGCGCCGAAAGCCCGTCGGCCGCCAGCCGGCGCACCGTCTCGACTTCTTCCTCTGTCCAGAGGCTCACGTCATGCCCTCGCGAGCTTGCGGTCGAGCCGCGACAGCGAGGATTTCGCCTCGGCGATCTGCTTGCGCACCTCGCGCCGCTCGTGCATGTCGACCACGCCGTCTTCGAGGGCAGCGCCGAGCGCCTGCTGCACGTCGCCTGTCTGGTGCGACACGTCGAGCAGATCGGAAATGCCGACCGGCTCCCGCAGATCCTCGTCGCCGAGCAGGACGAGCTTGAAGCCCGCCAGCCGGGCCAGATGCTCCAGCAGCATCGGCGAGCCGGTCTCGTAGAAATGTTCGAGAATGATGTCGGCGCGGATGAAGGCGTCCTTCTCGGAGAGGCTGCAATACTTCGAGAGCTGCGCCTTCTTCACCCCGGCGACCGGCGCGAAGCGCGTCGAACCGCCGGCGAGATCGATAGCTCGCCGGGTCACGTCCTTCAGTTCCATTCGCTGGGGTTCGCTGAGCCGCTGCATGATCCGCCACCTGAGACAAACAGTCCATGTCAAGGAAACAATTCGGCGAATTGTTTCCGTGATTGCATGATCGAGAAGGTTCACAGTGCGGGCATGAAAACCCGCGACGACATCACGGCATCAGGGCGGCGCGCCTCCGAGGTGGCGCCGGGAGGACACCCTCGAAAGGCATGCCCTCCCGGCCCATTGGTCATGGTGGGCGGCGTGCCGAACACCGTGCCGGGGGCCTTGCGAGCCGTACCGGACCGCCCGTCGCTCTTCGGGGGTATGGATGGACCTGCTATCCATGCTGCTCACCCTTGGAGAGAAGCAGATGGAAGACAGGCTGAAACTCGATGTAATCCTGCGAGAGTTGCGAGCACGGAATACGGTTCTGGAGGCCGTTCAAACGCAACTCATGCTCAGGCTCGCCCCCTTGTTCGACCAGCCTCAGGAGTTTGTGCGCCTGGTCATGATGCATGCGGAAGAGAACCTTCGCCGCGGCCGCGACAAGGCGACCGGCGAGGAAAAGGCGATCGCGGACGATGCTGTCAGGGTTTGCTTCAACTACTCCCTGCGTCTCATCGCTGGTTTGACGCCGAAGCAGAACGCGCAATAGCCGCCTCATTCGGCCGCCTCCACGGAAAGAGCCGGCCCGGACGCTTGCACGTCCGCGCCGGCAGTCGAGACGCGGTCAGCGTCCTGGGGGAAGGGTCGTGCAATCTCGTCGGGCCAGACTGCGTCGTCAGGCCAGTTGGTCGAGAACCAGTTGAGGGCGATCTCGGCGACAGTCGTGGTCAGGTCCCGGCGGCCGGCCTCAAGATCGTCGATATGACCGCCACGGCCATGAATTTCCTTTGCCACCGACGACCGGCTGCGACCGGTGGCGGCGCAGTAGATGTCAGCCAGCGCAACAAGGTTTCTGATGATGACGCTCTTGGCATCCGACTTCAATTCCGACACGTCAGGCTCCGCCGCGCTGCAAGAGAACACGCGAAATCATAGGGGACATATTTCCCCCATGTCAACGGACATTTGTCCCCCTATGCAACAAAAGCGAGGGGACGATAATCCCCGCATGGAAAATCAAGAGGTTAACAGCGGCCTACATGACCGCATCCGGCAGCGGCTGGGTGCGCTGGATATGACCCCGGAAGCCGCGAGCAAGAAGGCGGGACTCGACAAGACCTACCTTCGCAAGCTCTTTGAGCGACCCGGTTCATCGCCCAGGACCGACACACTCGGGGCGATCGCAAAGGCGCTCGATACGACCGTCGAGAGACTGATGAACCCGCAGGAGCCTGCGGCGGCCGGCGCACCATCGCCTGGCGACACGATCACCCAAGAAGAACTGCACATCGTGACAGATGTCCGCAACGCGGGCATCGAGGCGCCTGCGATTCGCCAACTTCCCACAGATGTGCCAGTAATGGGCACGGCGGCCGGCTCACATGCTTCCGGCGCGTTCCAGTTTGAAGGTGGCGTGATCGAGTATGTCCGGAGGCCTCCCGCGATGTTCGGCGTAAAGAACCTCTACGCCCTCTACGTTGAGGGCACATCCATGGAGCCGGAACATCGGCCGAGCGACCTGCGTTTCATCCATCCGGACAAGCCGCCACGGCTCGGCGATTCCGTTGTCGTGCAGGTGCAGAAACACCCCAACGACCAGATCGAGGCGACCATCGGCCACCTGGTCAAGCGCACGGAAGCCTCGATTTTCATTGGAAAACTCAACCCGCCCGCGACTGTCGAGATCAAGCGCGCCTACGTGAAGGCCATTCACAAGGTGCTGACGCTGAACGATCTGTTCGGGGTCTGATCACTCTCCCGCATCGCTCGCCTCAAGTCCGCACCCGGCGATCATCTGATCTATTGCCTTCGTGGACCCGCGAACCCCGAACGAGTTCTCGTGATAGTTCTCGCCGCCAAGCGTCAACACAACGGCAACGCTGCGCTTGGCGTCACGAATGGCCCAAACTTGTTTGACATCGATCGCCGCCGTACCGACGAGGCTGCCATCATTATTGGCCAGTTCGACGTCTAGTGAGATCACAGGATCTTTGTCGACGCGCAGCCTTAGTTGCGGTCCAACGGTGTTGGCGACGGACAGCATATCGTCGGTCATCGATCGGTCGGGCGTAATGTAAATCGCCTCGACGTCACCGCCCCGGCACCGCAGCCCGAAGCCGTATTGCCCCTTGCCCGTCAGCACGACGTGCGGGGCGTCGCCATCAAAGGCGCTTTCGCCACCCTCGTACAGCCATTGGGCCGCAGAAGGCGACGTCGAAGCCGCAGATACCAACAACGCAATCCAGAGCTTTCGCATGGACCAACCCTCCCGTCCGACCGGATAGTGTCGAATCGCGGCTCATACGGAAAGACGGGAATTTTGTCCCCATAGGATATTGACAGGGGACATTTGTCCCCCTTATTGTCCCCTCCATCGCAACCCGATGGAGCGCGTTCGTGTCACCTCTCCACCAGATAGCCGCCGTTGCCAGGTCCGAAGGACTTCCAGCCGTAATCGCAGATTATGGTCTCCGGCGCGGGCGACAACTTCCGGATGAACTCCGGGCTGCGCCTCCGGCCCTCCTCGATCAGCAGTTGCCACTGGCTGCGGTCGAAACCGGGCATCATGGGCCCTTGCGCAAGGGCGCGCTCGTCGATCTTCAGCTTCGGACAGAGAGCCGCGACGGCGTAGAGATCGCCGAAGAATGCAACCGTCTCGTCAAGTCCAGCCTTGTCCGCACGAGCAGGCAGTATCAGGCAGGCCGTTGCGACCGCACAAGCCGCCAAGCTTCGACGCATAGCCAGCACTCCCTTCGTTCGCCCACCGTCCATCTTGGCCTTTTCGAGGGCGAGCGCAAGCAGGCCTCGCGCGGCTGGGACGAGGACGCCGCGACGGCGGCGCAGAACGCGCTCGCCGTCATCGCCATCGCGATGCTGCTCTTCGGCGCGTCGCTGCTTTTCGACCGCGCCACCGCGCCCGCGCCGGTCGAACCCCTTCCCGACATCCAGCTTGCACAGGAGTCCTCGCGATGAGCCTGCACCCGAACCACGACGAGTTCGCGCGGTCCTACGAGCGCTCGGCCCCTGCCCGCGTCGAACACCCCTTCCCCGACGACGCGCCGCATCCGCGCTGCCTCGAACTGGCCGAGGCGATGCGCGAGGGCAGCAACACCTGGCGTCTGGCCATGGCCGCCGGCTTCACCGCCGCCGAGATCGCCGAGTTCTGGCAGCAGGCGCGCGCCATCGCGACCGAGCGCTCCACCCGCCAGACCGGCGGGCCGCGCGGCGACCTTCTGGCCGACATGAAGCTGAAGGCGCGCGAGGCGGTCCAGAACTTCCGGCCGCTGCCCGCCGGCACGGCGGACAGCCAGGCGCTCTATGTCGCCTGGGGCGCCTATTGCGCCGCGCGCAACGCCTTCTCGATCGACCCCGCCGGCAACGACGCGCAGCGCGCCCGCTGCATCGACAGGCTGGAAGCCTATTTCCGCCTGACCACGGCAGGCCCGTCCGTCGCGCGCGCCGTCGTCGCCCATGTCGAGGACATGCTGGCCGGCCGCGTCATTCACCGCGCGAAGGAAACGACGCAGTGAGCGCCGTCTTCATCGACGCCTTCCGCGCCGACGGCACGGTGATGAACCTCGCCGATCTCAGGGTCGAGGACATCGACTTCGCGCGCATGGCGGACGGCCTCGCCAAGATCGCCCGGTGGAACGGCGCCTACCGTTGCGCGTCGTTTCCCGTGGCGCAGCATTCCGTCATGGGCGCGGACGCGTTGTGGCGCGAGACGGCCAACCAGATCCTCGCCGCCTACTTCCTACTCCATGACGGCCACGAATACATCATCGGCGACCAGACGCGGCCGGCGATCAGGCTGATCAGCCATCATGCCGAGCGGATAATCGCGGGCGGAGCCCCCATGGTGCGGCTTGCCGTCGCCGCGATGAAGGCCGACATCGACGCCGTCATCCATCGCGCCGCAAAACTGCCGCCGCTCGCCGAGTTCCCCGACTATGCCCGCCTCGTCGCGGACATGGACGAGCGCATGCTGCGCGCCGAGGGCATCGCGCTGTTCGGGCCGAAGGCGGCGGCGCACCTGCCGGCCGCCGATCTGCCTGCGCCCCGGTTCTCTGGCGCGATCCGGCCATGGGGCCGGATGACGGCCGAACTCGCCTTTATCGACCGGCTGGAGAAATACGCCGGCATCAAGGTGCGTCCGGACAATGGCGGCGCCGGCGCGCGGCGCGGTCGCGGGTGACGGCCATGATCACCTTCCGCGTCCATCTCTCCGACGGCGCCAAGGTCGACGTCACGGCCGAGACGCCGAAGCAGGCCGGCGACATCGCGGTCAGGCGGCATCCCGGCACATCCGTCTCCAAGATCAAGACGGTGCGCGACGGGGTCCACGCCAGCGAGCGCGGCGAAGCTTACGGGCGGGGCAGATGACCGGCAGACTTGCTGAACTGCTCCGGGCCGAACAGCGCCTCGCCGATGGCGAACCGATCCGCATCCTGATCGGCGAGCGCTTCTACGCCGCTTCCGAGATCGTGCCGGTGCCCGCCTATGCCTGGAAGCTGCGCCGGGAACTCCTGTCCGGCATCGAGGCGCAGATCGCGGCGCTGCAAGCTTCGGACGAAGGAAACGCGTGATGGAAGAGGCGCGCAAATCCGACCTGGTCGACGTCGCCATGTGCCGGCACGCGGAGACGGCGAAGGCGATCCTCGCCTCCGAAACCGCGCATCGCGAAGACGCCGTCTGGCTGCCCAAAGCGCACATCGAGGTGCGCAACGACGGTCACCGCAACTTCATCACCGTCACCATGCCCGAGTGGCTGGCGATCGAGAAAGGTCTCGTCTGATGTCGTCTCTCAACAAGGTCCAGCTGATGGGTCGTCTGGGCGCGGACCCGGAGGTGCGTCGCGTCCAGTCCACGGGCAAGCCGATCGTCAACATGCGCCTCGCGACCTCGGAGGTGTGGCGCGACAAGCAGACCGGCGAGCGCAAGGAGCGCACCGAGTGGCACACGGTCGTCATCTTCAACGAGCGCATCTGCGGCGTCGCCGAGCAATACCTAAAGAAGGGCCATCTCGTTTACATCGAGGGCATGCTCGCCACGCGCAAATGGCAGGACCAGTCCGGTCAGGACAGGTGGAGCACGGAAGTCGTCATCAAGGAATTCCAGGGCGAACTGAAGCTGATGCCGCAGGGCAACGGCCGGCAGGGAGCCTCCAGCCCCGACGACTACGGCAGCGAGACCGGCCGCTCCGAGCGTAGTTCCGGCGCGTCGACCGGAGGCTCTCCCGACTTCGGCAACGAACTCGACGACGAAATTCCGTTCTAGCCCGCGAACGCAGGCCGGCGCTCGGGGTCCCCGCCAGCGAGCGAAGCGAAGCTTACGGGCGGGGCAGAAAACCTCCGTGAGGATACAACCATGAAGAAAATCCGCGATGCCCAGACCATCATCGGCATGCTGGAGGACGGCGAACTGGCGCATGCCCTCGGCAGCGAGATCACCGAGACGCTGGCGAAGCTGAAGGAACTTGGCGCCGACAGACCGAAATCGAAGGTCAAGGGCTCGGTGACCCTGAAGATCAACTTCGAAGTCTCGGCAAACTCAGTCCAGATCGTCTGCGACGTCGATTCCAAACGGCCCAGGCCGGTGCGCGGCGAGAGCTTCTACTGGGTCATGGACGACGGCTCGCTTTCGACCGAGCACCCCCAGCAGACCGACATGTTCTCCGGCCCGCGCGCCGCGCGGCAAGCCGAGAATGCATAGGGCCGAAGACGCCTGACCTTTCAACCCCCGAAGCGAGGAACCCATGTCACCTGAAGAAAACGCGGCCGACGACGCCTCCGGCCCGCTGCAGCCGCTCATCTCGTCGCCCTTCGCATTCGATCTCGACGTCGCCGCCGATCTCGGCGCGAGAGCCAACGGCGCCGAGATCGTCTTTCTCAACGCGCCGGAGGAAGCCGTCGGCCTGCCCAGGCAGATTCCGGTCGCGCTGAAGCGCGGCGAAAATCCCGGCGTCGTCAGCGTCGCCTCCCTGATCGAGGAGTATCGGCTCTTCCCCCGCCGCAAGTCCGGCACGGCCGCGATGCAGACCTTCGCCGCCTTCTGCGAGCTGGTAGACCGCCACAAGACGGAGCATTCCGCCATCTTCTGCGACGCCGACTGGCAGAAGCCGTCCTTCACCGCCGTCATCGACTATCACGAGAAGGCGAATGGCGGCCGCGCCGACAACGGCAAGCATCGCATCCACTACGCCTTTCCGCAGTCGGAGGAATGGAAGGCATGGGTCGCGAAGAACGGGCCGCGAAACGCCATGACGCAGGAGGAGTTCGCCTGGTTCCTCGAGGATCGCATCCCCGACCTGTCGTCGCCGACCGAGGCGGAGGTCATCCGCTTCGAGCAGGACTTCGCCACGACCGTCGCCACGCCCAGCCAGATCGTGCAGCTGTCGCGCGGCCTGCAGGTGCATGTCGGCCAGAAGGTGAAGGCGTTCAAGACATTACAGACCGGCGAGGCGCAGATCGCCTTCGAGGAGGAGCATACCGACGCCGGCGGCAAGCCGCTGAAGGTGCCCGGCATCTTCGTGCTGGCCATCGCGCCCTTCTTCATGGGCGACAAGATCCGCGTGCCGGTGCGCCTGCGCTACCGGCCGGCCGGGGACAAGGGCGTGGTGTGGTTCTACGACATCTATCGCCCCGACCTCGCCATTACCGAGCACGTCCGCGCCATGCTGGCCGAAGCCCGCGAGGCGACCGGCCTGCCGGCCTATGAGGGCGCTCCGGAAATCGCCGCCTGAGTTCCGGAGCCCCTCCGGCCGCGCCGCCTGCCCCCGGCGCGGCCACCCCTCTCCAGCGGAAAGCCGCCATGATCACCATCCATCGCGCCAGCCTCCTGCCCGCCCTCGCCGACGCCGTGAAGGCTGCGGACAGGCGCGGCACCATCCCGATCCTGCAGAACGTGCTGGTCTATGCCGCGGACGACCGGCTGACGCTCGCCGCAACCGATCTCGACGTCGAGATCAGGACCTCCGCGCCCTGCGCCGGCTCCATCGCTCCCTTCACCGCGCCAGCCGCGCTGCTGCACGACGCCGTGCGCAAGCTGCCGGAAAGCGCCACGGTGACGATCGAGGCCGACGCGGCGAATGCAACCGTCGTCTCCGGCCGCTCGCGCTTCCGCCTGCCAGTGCTGCCGGCGTCCGACTTCCCCGAACTCTCGCCCGGAGACATGCCGTCCAACTTCCGGCTCGCCCCGGCGGACCTGGCGAAGATGATCGCCACCGTGCGCTTCGCCGTGTCGAGCGAGGAGACGCGCTACTATCTCAACGGCATCCACTGGCATGTCGACACGGCGATCGGCGGCGGCGACCTGATCGCGGTCGCCACCGACGGACACCGCCTCTCCCGCCTGTCATGGCCGCTGCCCGACGGCGCGGACGGCATGCGCTCCATCATCCTGCCGCGCCGCGCCATCGACCTGCTGAAGCCGCTGACCGAAGGCACGGAGCCGGTCGAGATATCCACGTCGGAGTGGAAGGCGCGCTTCGTCGCCGGCGACGTCACGCTGACGACCAAGCTGATCGACGGCACATTTCCCGATTACCAGCGCGTCATCCCGGCCGCCGACGCCAACCCCATGGCGTTCACGCTGGCGAAGTCCGCGCTTCATGCGGCGGTCGACCGTGTCGTCACCATCTCGGCCGGCAAGGGCAGCGCGGTGAAATTCGCCTTCGGCGCCGAGGCCGTGCGGCTGACGGCGCAAAACCCGGACACGGGCACGGCCGAGGACGAGGTGACGCTGGCCGCGCCGGCCGCGGGCGAGCCGATCGAGGTCGGTTTCTCCGGCCGCTATCTGCTCGATCTGCTGGCTGCGTGCCCCTCCGAGACGCTGACCTTCCGCCTTGCCGACGCCGCCGCGCCCGCCCGCATCGAGCCCGAAGGCGCGCCCGACCTGACCTTCGTCCTCATGCCGATGCGGGTGCAGTGATGTCGAACGCCCCGCTTCCACGGTGGCTCTCCGATCTGGCCGCAAGATTCCCGCTCGGTACCGAACACCGGATCAACCATGACGGCTTTGCCGGAAAGGTTTGCGGATACTACCAGCGCGACGACGGCAAGTCCGGCGTCTGCCTTCAGCTCAACAGCGCAAAAGTCGTTCATGTCTATGGCGAGCGCTGGCTGGAACCCGACGCAGTAAGCCCTTCAAAGATGGAGAACCCCATGTTCACCGCAGCCGTCAGACCCGATTCCGCGACCACCCTCACAAAGAAGAACCTCGATGCGCCCGCCTTCGTCGTCACCGGACGATCATCGCTCGCCTTGCAGGACGATATCACCATTGCCGGCACGCTCTTCCCAGCCGGAACGGCGATCACGCTGCCTGCCGGCGAGCACAGGCCCGGCTCGGACTTCGGTATCTTCGTCGACGGCAATGCGCTGATCGCCCTGCCGGACACGCGCGATACGAACGCCGCAGTTCCCGGCCCGCTGGAAAACGGCCTCGTCCAGATCGGCGGGTTTCATTTCGCGCCGGGCGGCAATGCGACGGCGCGATCTGGCGGCGACGACATCCCGGCCATCAACCCGTTCTCCATCTGGGACCTGTCATTCCGGCCCGCCTGTCCGGATCCGCGCGGCATGTTCGCGATCGTCCTTCCCGACGGCAGCCGTTCGTGGATCGACATCTACAAGCTTGGCGTCGACCATCTGAAGGACGGCACCAGCCGCTGCGGCGTCACCATCGCCGACGGCGAGAGCCTGCCGGTCCGCATCGGCGGCAATGGCAAGGTGGCGCGGCTCGATTTCCCGACGGCGCAGGAGATCCTTGGCCATCACGGCAAGCAGTTGCTCACCTATGACGAGTTCCGCGTCGCCGCCTTTGGCGTGACGGAAAAGACCGCGGCCGGGAAAGATCCGAAGGTCACGGGCCTCGACGCGCCGCGCACCAGCCGTTTCGGCATGATGCAGGCGACGGGCAACCTCTGGGACTGGGGAACGGACGGCGATCCCGACAACCCACGCGCGTCGATCTTCGGCGGCTACTGGTGGAACGGCGACAACGCCGGCTCCCGCTACGCGCCCCTCGACAGCTGGCCGGGCGACTCGGCCGGGGGCATTTCCGCGCGCGGCCGCTGCGATCACCTGACGCCTGCCTGATCCCGCGCGAAAGCGCGGGTGCGCCTCCCCTCAAATCAACCGGAGCACACCCCATGAACATCGCAGTCAATTCACCGGCCGGCATCGACCGCGCCGACACCGCGCTTCCGATCCTCGCCTGCACGGGGCCGCTTGCGATCACGATTCGGGCCGGCACCATCGTCACCGCTGCCGATCGCCGCGCCGTCTTCGAGACGGACACGCCGATCGCCATCGACAATCCGGGCATCGGCCAGGACTACGGGATTCGTCTCGCCGACAACGGCAGCGTCGAGGCCGTGCCGATCAGCGCCGGTTTCGACCGCGACCAGATCTTCGCCGGCTTCCATGTTGCGCCCTTCGCCAACGCCACGGCGCGTGGCGGCGGAACGCCCGGTCCGGCAATCAATCCGTATTCCTGCTGGGATGCCGGCTTCCGTCCCGCCTGCCCCGATCCTCGCGGCATGACGCTTGTCGACGGGCGCTTCTGGGCGGACATCTATCTGCTCGGCGCGGATCACCTGAAGACCGGCGCCGGCACCTTTGGTGCGAGGATCGCGGACGGCGTGACGCTGCCCGCCATGCCGGACGGCAAAAAGGCGAAGAAGCTCGGCTATGTCACGGCACAGGCGATCTACGCGCATCACGGCAAGCATCTGCTCGGCGCGGAAGAGTTCTTTGCCGCCGCATATGGCGTCGAGGAGCGCTGTTCGCGGGACGAAGAGCCGGACGTCACCGGCGAGGCGGCCGGTGCGCGCTTCGTCAGCAAGTGGGGCCTGATCGACGCCACCGGAACAATGTGGCAGTGGGGAACGGACGGCGATCCGGACAATCCACGCGCGTCGATCTTCGGCGGCCACTGGTGGAGCGGCGACGACGCCGGCTCCCGCTACGCGGTCCTCGGCAGCTGGCCGGGCGACTCGGACAGGAGCATTTCCGCGCGCGGCCGCTGCGGCCACGTGACGCCTGCATAGGCCGCGCGAAAGCGCGGGCTGACCCGACATGATCAGGGACGCTCACATGCATGCGCCGGGACTGGCGATCGTCGAGAAGCACGAGCAGACGATCGCCTATCTCTATCCGGTCATCCAGCGCTTTCCGCGCCGGCACGGCGTGGCGCGCGACGCTTTCCTGAATATCCTGTTCGATCAGGTCACCCTGCTCCATCAGGCGGCCAAGTCGGGCCAGCCCTCGAAACTCTATGCGGCGGACGCGAACCTCGCGACGCTGCGCTTCTGGTTGCGCTTCACGGCGGGACCCGCCGTCCGGGCCATCACGCCGCGCCAGCACAGGGCCGCGCAGGCCCTTGTGGCCGAAACCGGCGCCATGCTCGGCCAGTGGATCAAGACCGCGAAGGGCAAGGGATGAACGGGGTAGAGATGCCACGCGCGTCGATCTTCGGCGGCAACTGGTGGAACGGCGACAACGCCGGCTCCCGCTACGCGAACCTCGACAACTGGCCGGACAACTCGGACAGGAACATTTCCGCGCGCGGCCGCTGCGACGATCCTTTTCCGGCGCGGCCGAGGTCACGGCCCGGCCGGCCCTTCACCATGCGGGAAGTCCCGCAGGGGTGGTCGGCCCGTTCATCCCGCTTCGGCGAACACACTTCTGGGTCCGGCAGAGCGGGGAGTAGCGCCGTCAGGCGTCGAAACCCGCGGCCGGCACGCGAGGCCGCCATGGGCAAGAAACACCGCAATCTCATCGACAGGATCACCGCCGACGCCAACATGATGGAGGCATGGCGCCTCACCCGGCGCGGACGCCGCCTTGCTGCATCCGGTCTGGAGTTCAAGGAATACGCCGTCCTCAACCTGCACCGCCTCGCGGCCGCGATGCGCGACGGCAGCTATAGCGAGGGCGAGCCGACGCGGTTCCTGATCTGGGACCCCAAGCGCCGCGAGATCGCAGCGCTCCCCTTCCGCGACCGTATCGCGCAACACGCGCTCTGCGCCGTCATCGGCCCGATCTTCGACGCGACGCTGCTGCCCAACACCTTCGCCTGTCGCGCCGGCAAGGGGACGCACGCCGGCGTGAAAGCCGTTCAGTCGGAGCTGCGCCGGCGGCGGCGCGCCGGCCTGCCGACCTATGTGCTCAAGACGGACTTCTCGCGCTACTTCGCATCGATCGACCGGGCCGAGCTCTGGCGCATGATCGAGGCCAAGATCAGCTGCCGCGCCACGCTTCGACTGATCGAGGCGATGATCCCGCGATCCGGCATCGGCCTGCCGATCGGCAGTCTCGTGTCGCAGATCTTCGCCAACGTCTATGGCGGCATCGTCGACCGTCATCTTCAGCAGGACCTCGGCGAGCGCTTCTGGTACCGCTACATGGACGATCTCGTCGTGCTCGGCGATTGCCCCGACCATCTGCGCCGGGTGAAGGCCTCGATCGAGACCCTGTCGCGGCGGCAGCTCGGCCTGCGCTTCTCCAAATGGTCGATCCAGCCCGCCTCGCGTGGCGTCAACTTTCTTGGCTATCGCATCTGGGCGACCCACAAGCTGCTGCGCCGAGATTCCGTCAAGCGCGCCCGCCGCAATATCACAGCCATGCGCGCGGCTGGCGACGACGAACGGCTCGCCCGTTTCCTCTCGGCCTGGACAGGACACGCCAGTTGGGCCGACAGCCATAATCTGCTCAAATCGCTCGGGGTGCCGTCATGAGCGAAGCCTTTCCCTACGTGTATTTCTGGAACAGGCATGGTCGCAAAGGTCAACTCTGCCGCGTCACCGCGCGCGGCAGGATGAACTCCATCCGCGTCGAGTTTCCTGACGGCTACGTGATGATCACCAGCGGCAACGCGATTCGCAGGGCGCAACGATGAGCTTCCACCCCACCAAGCCGACCTTCATCGCTCTGCTCTCTCCGGCCGACGCCGCCACCCTGCTCTGCATCTCCGAAAAGCAGTTGCGGGCGCTGACTTGCGCCGGTGAGATCAAATACATCAATATCGGCCTCGGATCGAAACGAGAGACGCGCCGGTACGACCCGGCGGACATCGAGGCATTCCGGGAGGCCCGCAAATGTCAGTCTACAAACGCCCCGGTCAGGCGGAATATTCGTTCGACTTCTATTATCGACGTCAGCGATTTTCAGGCTCGACTGGATGCACGACGCGCCGCGAAGCAGAAAAGGTCGAGGAAGCAGAACGGGAGCGCGTAAAGCAGCTCAAGTTCGACGCGACCAAGCCGCTGAATTTCAAGGCGGCGGCCGGACAATACTGGAACGAGGTCGGCACCCACCATCGCAACGGCGACGACACGATGCGCGATCTCGACTGGCTAGAAGCCCAGATCGGCCCCACGACCATGCTTTCGGACATCTCCGATGCGGTGGTCGCCAGAGCGATCGCCAGGCGCCGCGGCGAAGGCGTGTCGGCGGCGACCGTCAACCGCACCGTCACCCAGCCGATGCGCGCCATCCTGCGCCGCGCCCGGCGCACCTGGAAACAGACGGTGCAGGAGATCGAGTGGAAGGACCATTTCCTGCCGGAGCCGCAGGAACGCGTCCGCGAGGCCACGGCGGACGAGGAAAAGAAACTGATGTCATCGATTCGCGGCGACTACGCGCCGGCGCTGCGCTTCGCCATCCTGACAGGGTGTCGCCGGGCGGAGATCGTCGGCCTCGAGTGGAAGCACGTCGATTTCTTCAACCGCGAGATCCGCGTCGTCGGCAAGCGCGATCGCAGCCGGTCGATTCCGATGACCGAGGCGATCTACGCCTTGCTGTGGTCGCTCAAGGACCATCACAAGACGGCCGTTTTCACCTACGTCGCGAAGCGGCCACGGCCGGGCGCTGTCCGGGGAGACCGGCAGCCGATCACCATGGAAGGCTTCAAGACCGAATGGCGGCGGACCAAGAACCGCTCCAACGTCGAGGACTTCCGCTTCCACGACAATCGGCACACGGCCGCGACCCGGCTTGTCCGCGCGACGGGGAACCTGAAACTGGCCCAGAAGATGCTGGGCCACACCGAGCTTGCGACCACGTCGCGCTATGCTCACGTCACCCAGGACGACCTTCGCGCCGGCATGGAGGCGAGCCAGACGGCAGCCGGGCCTCAGCAGCCGAAGGCAGCCGCAGGGGGCGAGGAATGAAACCGGAACATCCGTGGGACTTTCCGTGGGACTTTTTGCGCCATTTCCTGTCTACGAGCCTCTTTGTTCCGTTTTTGTCGCCGGAGGGGTTGCCCTCGAATGCCCGGAACTCTATACGCCGCAAGGCCCCGGAGTGTAGCGCAGCCTGGTAGCGCACCTGATTTGGGATCATCGCGGCTTGCAGGAATTCCGGCAATGATTTCCGTGCGTTAGTATCGGCCTAATCTCGCTCCGTGGGAATTTGCGTGGGACTTTCTGCATCGGGAGTGCCAGCCCCATGATTGGCCTGCTTTTCGCGCTTGCCCTCGCCGTCATTGACGGCGACACGTTCGACCTTGACGGCGAGCGCATCCGAATCGCCAACATCGACGCGCCGGAGTTGCACCATGCCAAGTGCGATGCCGAGCGCCGACTCGCCATCGTCGCCCGCAATCGCCTGAAAGCGCTGCTCACCTCGGGCGCGATCAACGTCAGCGTGGGAGACCCGATCGACGGCCGAACGCGCGACCGACGTGGCCGCACGCTTGCGACGATCAGCGTCAACGGCGAGGACATCGGGCAGATCCTCATCGCCGAGCAGCTGGCGCGTCCATGGGAAGGCGGGCAACGATCCTGGTGCTCGGCCGAGTGAAATTCACGGCGCCTCGTCCCGCCACATCGCCCGTCGAACATAATAGACCTTCACCAGTCGGCGCATGACACCCTTCTGCTTCTCTTCGGCGGAAAGATTCTCGGTCTTCACGTCGACGCGGCCGCCGCACTGGCTGCATTTGAGCATGAAGCGCAGGTCGTCGCACTCCACGTCGCCGAAGAGGACCTTCATCTCCTCCGGCAGGAAATACCGCTCCCGCTTGTCGTACGGGCAATACACACGGATCGTGAAGCCCAGCCTGTGGGCATCCATGAGGGTAAAGGACCCCTTCCGCTTCGGCCAATAAGGTTCCGGCATGATGAGAACGGAATAGGAACAAAAGCCTTGACCGCGTCAAGCCGGCACGGCATGCTTGCGACCATCTGAACAGGAGAAACGTCATGGCCGAGCCTGCGAAGGCGCCGGACGCTACGATTTTGTCGATGCGTGCGGAGATGGAGAACTGGCAGAGGAAAGCGGACGAGATGCTGAAAGCCGCCGGCGGCGACGCGCGGGCGGCCATTATTGGCCTGCTCATTCAGGCGGAGCGGCTCGAGGACGAACTTGACACCACGCGCATGGTCGTCTCGTCCGGCTTCACCCGCGGCTGGCATCGCCGACAGATCGGAAGGAGGCAGCAATGAGTCACGCGAGGAAATGGTATAATGCGCGGCGCGCCCGGATCGACCGGGACCTCGTCCACCAGGTCGCCCTGCCGGGCTATATGTGCACCAGGGACAATCTCTGCATCATCCACGATTTCTGCAAGGAGCGGTTCGGAGAACTGTGCGAAACGCGGTGGGTCGACACGATCTGGGAGGATCGGCATCAGGAGCGCTATCTGCTGCATTGCTTCGGCCGACGCGAACAGGCCGAGATCTTCGCCGATCACTTCGGCGGCGAGCATTTCGATCCGTTGCGGGATCGGCAGAAGGGCAAGGTCGAGGGACCATGGCTGCGCAAGGGGCCATGGCTGCGAATCGATCGCTGCGGTGTTTTGGAAATTCCTGATTTCTGGCTGCGCAACCCATGATACAGCACCCCGACTATGCCGACCTTTTCCGGAGATCGCCCGTTGTCTACTCGGCTTTCACGGCTCCGAGGGACGGCACTGCAATCGTCGGACGAGACGCGGACGGCAGGTGCGATCTGATCCGCTGGCGCACAGGCGCTGATCTGGAAGAGGGCAGCGAGCCCTATTGGGCGCGGTACGACACGGACGAGGAGTTCGAATTCGCAGCGTGGATACCCTCGCCTCTGTCGAACGAACAGATTCTGCAGATGTACGAATGAGCGACGAGCCCAGTCGAGCCGCGGAAACGCCGCGCCAGACGCCTGCCGGCATATGGGAGCACCTTTGCGAGCATCCCGACTGCAAGGAGTGGGGCGGATGGGGCTTCCCGGGCCGCGAGCCGAAGACGACGATCTGGTTCTGTACGGAGCACAAGCCGGAATAGCCGCCATTGACCGGCGCGCGCTTCGGATTACCTTCCACGCCATGTGCGGACGCGTCCATATCAAGACCAGCATCGACGGCGTGCTGAACGCCTTCTCTTTCGCGCGGCGCAGCGCGGGCATAGAGGGCGTCGCCAACGCGTTTCCGCGATGGAACGGCGCGCCCGGGCAGGATTATCCGATTATCATTCAGGAGCCGGACGTCCGTGGCCCGGTCTTCATGCGTGCGAGCTGGGGCTTCGTTCCCCGGTGGGCGAAGGAGCGCGGCGGCACAGGCCGACCACCGCCGATCAACGCAAAATCTGAAACAGTGGCCACCAACGGCATGTTCAAGGCGGCCTACGCCTCGCGCCGGGCGCTGATGCCGATCGACGGCTTCTTCGAATGGAAGGATATCTACGGCACCGGCAAGAACAAGCAGCCCTACGCGATCGCAATGGCGGACGGCTCGCCCTTCTGCCTCGCCGCGATATGGGACACCTGGCGAGACACGGCCACCGGAGAGGAATTTCGCACCTTCTGCGTCCTGACGTGCGAACCCAACGCAATGGTCGCCGCGATCCATGACCGGATGCCCGTCGTCCTGCATCGGTCCGACTATCAGCGCTGGCTCGATCCCGAGGAGAGAGACCCGCGCGATCTCCTGAAGCCGTTCCCGGCCGAACTCATGAAGATGTGGCCCATCGGCAGGAAGGTCGGGAGCCCGCGCAACAACACGCCGGATATCCTGGACGAGCTTCCGCCCGACGGCGAAGGAACGTTGTTATAGGCGAGAGCTAGTCGCCGATCGCGATCCCGGCCTCCTTGGCCGCTTCGTGGAAGGCTTGCCGGGCCGCGGCCTGTCGTGTGGCGTCCAGCGCGTTCTGCCGGGCTGCAAAGACCGCCTTTCGCGCCGCGAGGTGCTTCGGCCCGGGGTCGCCCGGCCACTCCTCGGTCAGGATGCGATCCGCCTGCGCCGAGCTCGAAACGTTGAGCCATCTACCGTACCGATCCCGCTCGATCCTGACCGGCTTTTCCCACCATCCACGTTCGACTGACATGACGCGCACTCCGACAAGCGAATCGAGTCTAGGGCGCCCGTGATGGAAGTCGAATCACGGCGGCGGCCGGCCGGTCATGGCGTACCACGCCGTGGCGGCGCCGGCGGCGGCAGCGATCAGCGCCTTGCCCACGGCCCATAGCCCTCGCCCAAGCGAGCCGGCGAACACCACACGGTCGCGCACGCGCTCCAGCTCCGCCGTGGTCGGGCGGATCGATTCGACCGATCGCTCCAGCCCGTCGAGCCTGTGCTTGATGCTGATGATATCGATGCGAACCGCCTCGGCTGCCTCGTAGCCGCGCTTCCGGCTCTCGGCCGCCTCCCGCCCCTGCTCCGTCAGTGTCTGCAATCCCGCGATCACATTCTTGATCTGCTCTTCGAGCCGCACCTGCCGCTCGGCCACGGTTTCGCGCATGATCGCCCTTCTCATCGTATTGTTCGGCGTCGAGAAAGGCATCAATGCCTCCAGCACCACAAGCCCGCCCAGATGATGCAGCCGACGGCCGCAGCCGTGGCCGCGGCGAAGATCAGCGCCCAGATCATGGCGTCAGACCTCTCCGGAAGTCGTCGTCCCATGCGGCGCACCGCACGATGCGGGCGTTCGCCCGGCCGAGCGCCCGTTCCGCCTTCAACCAGGCAACGTCGAGCCGGTCGCCCTCGGCCGTGCCGCTCTTTTCCGTTCTCCGGCAGTCGGCGGGCCGTTCCGGCAGTTTGCGCGCCTCGGAAATCGCCGCGTCCACGACATTGGCGCGGGCCTCGGCCGTGGCAGCCTGATCGATGAGAAGTGCCGCACCGCTACTGGCGCAGCCTGTCAAGCAGAGCACGGTCAACGACGCAACCATCAGGCGCCGGGCGGGATTGCAGCGCGGCGAGTTCATCGGCGAGCCCTTCATTCTCGAGTTCGGAAAGGATCAGTCTGTCGTGGAAGGCCTTGTTGGCCGTCTCGGCCGCGCTGGCCTTGCCTTCGGCGAACATGCGCAGCCGCCGTTCCGCGTCGATCGTCGCCTCCAGCGCGCGTATCTGTGCTCCCGCGACAAGCTCCGTCGTCGCCCGGTCCACGGCGCGGCGGACGGCCGAATGCTTGTCGAGCGCCACCCACGCCCAGGCCGCGGCGATCATCGCCAGCGGCACGGGAATGGAGACGAGCGCGATCGACAGGACCGCGCGGCCGATTGCCAGCAGGCTCATGATGCAAATCCATCCGGGGGTTGCGGGTCAGGCGGGGGCGTCTGCGTCGTCACCTTGCTTTCGATCGTCGTCTGCGCGGTGCCGACCCGGTTCTTGTCGTCCCAGACCACGCCGAAGACGTAGGAGCCGATCACCGAGCCGGCGAGCAGGATCAGCCCGTTCGCGATCGTCTCCGACAGCGTGATGTCGCGGCCCCAGATGCCGAGATACCCGACATAGACGCCGCAATAGATCAGCGTCAGCACGACGACGCGCCGGCGCACGCGCCAGCCGATGCTGCCGATCCTGTCGAAGAACATCGGAAACTCCGCGCTACAGGCGAGCAAATTGAAAGTGCATCCAGTCGAAGTTGCGCTCGCGGCCGAGCGAGACCGCCCCCTCGCCCTCGACGATGTTCCAGAAGGCGACGTATTCCGGCCGCGCGAAGGCGGCCCGGTCCTTGCCCCATTTGAGCTGGTTGCGTGCCGGATCGAGGTCGACGGCGATGCCCCAGGAGTGCATCGACCAGTTGCTGCCGCCGCGCATCTGCCGGAGATTGTAGCAGCCTCCGAACAGATCGAGGCCGAGCCGCGTCACCTCGGCCGCGCCGTAGTGCTGCAGCGTGTTCTGGAAGATCCTCTCCATCGCCGCCTCGACCATCGCGTGACAGCGGAAGCGCCGCACGATGGAGCTGGTGTCCCATGCGATCCGCATCGGATAGGCGAGATCGGCCATGCCGGCCGTGCATTGCGGGCTGCCCGGCTCCCCGAAGAATGCGCGCACGTCGGCCTGCCGCGGCCATTGCTGGGAGGTCATGATGATGTCCTTTCGGTGAAACAATCAGCCCCCGGCGCGCGTGTCGCGGACCGGTGGAGGATCAGATGTTTGCCACGCTGCTGCTCATTACGCTCTGCATGACGGTCTCTGCGCTTGCGATGGTCGCCGGCGACGAAGGCTGACCGCCTCGATCGTCAGCCGCCGTCAGTTGGCGTCCGTCAGGCCGCCGCCCCTTGGCGGCAGCGTCACGCCCGTGCCGCCTGCGGCGCCGCCGCCCGGGCTGTTGCCGGCCGCCGCCGTGGCCACGTTTCCGGGCTGTCCGGCGCTGCCATTACCGCTTCTTGTGTCCGCACCCGCCCCGCCATGCGGCTGCTTCAGTTCTAATTGCGTGGTGCTGCCGCTGGCGCGGCTGGCCCTATGCTTCACCGACACGATCCGGTAGGCGCCGTCGACACCGGCCCGAGTGCCGCTCAGCACGAAGATCCCTTCCGCTTTCGCATCGACGGCGAGATCGATCTCGACAGTTCCCTCTCCGCCTTCGCGCTCGGCCTCGCGCTTGCGCGCCTCGCCGATGCCCTGTGCCTGGTCACGGTCATGCGCCCGGCTGCGAACCAGATTGACGGCATCGGGAAGGTCGCGCGGCAGATCGAACGAAACCTCCTCGGTCTCAAATTTCGCGTTCTTGCGGTCGAACCACACTACCTGCGACTTTGTGAACATCCGCCGGCCGGTGATCGGCGCTATATCCCAAGAGATCAGGTTTACGCCCCATGAACCATGTACGGCGGCAAGGCTATTGGCGCCGCCTCGCTTGGTCAGCACCGCGATGTCGTCGCGGATTTTGAACGTGCCGAAGAATTCGCGCGCAAGCTTCTGGCCGAGATGAATGAAGCTCTCCGCCTCCGCCGACCAGTAATCGCGGATGATATCGGCAAGGGTTGGATCGACGACGATGCCGGACAGCCCAGCCTGCCGGGCGGCTTCGCCGAGAAACTCCCGCAGCGTCGCATCGTCCCTGTGGAAATTTAGCGGCTCCTTCGCCTTTCCACGGCTGTCAAACCCCTTGGCCCCGATCTTGAGCAGTCGCCCCTGACCGCGTCCGCCGTTCGATCGGACGCTGTCAACGACGCCGCGAAACACCTCTCCGCCCTGCAGGTCGACCGAGACCCGCGCGCCCTCGCGCGGAAGGCGTACCGCTCCATCTGCGTCGTCTATGGTCAGAGAGCACGTGTCGGACGTCATGCCGTCGCGGTCTTCGACCTCGATGTCTGTGAGATAGGGCCGCATGCGGGCAGAAACGTCCGTCCCGTCCACGCGCACCCGCCAGTCAACAGTCCACGGCATGGTCAGTCGTAAAGCGTCGGAATGTGGCGCGCGCCGCTGTCCGCAGCAGGAAGATCGGGCACGATCACGGCGCGGCCGATGGGAAGGATGGGTCCGGCATCGGCAAGATTGGGGTTAAGGTCGTACGCGGCCGAGAGCAACGCCTGCCCGCGTACGCCGTAGCGCCGCCACAGCAGCAGGTCGAAGGGGATGTTCTCGCCCCGGATCGTGATCGTGTCTGCCATATCCGCTACCGCAAGCCGTCGAACAGGGAAATCAGCAGCCCGCTGATGATCTGCTGGCCGGCGCCGGCATCGGGTTGCACCTTCACCATGGTAATCGTGTGCTTAACCACGAAGCCCACGCCCTGCCGCGTCAGATCCTCGTGCCGCTCGCGGACCTTTGTGATTGCGTACCAGCCGGGCCTCCATCCATCACCGCGCTGCACCGGGAAACGCGCGCCTTTGCGGCGCATCTCATGGGCGATTTCGAGTTCGTCCAGCCCGCCGATCTTCAGCGGCAGCAACTGGCCGGAAAGCGTGATGTCGTCCTCCCCCTCGCCCATGAATTCCTTCGGCGGCAGTATGCCCATCACCAGCTTTGCCACGACGGCGGCATCGGCATCGCGTTCCATCGATTCGACGCTAAAAGGCCTTGTGTCGAGCGTCAGGGCTCCGAGCGTGTAGAGCATCACGACACCGAGTATTCGAGATCAGACTGAAGGCCGGAGTAGTCGGCGCGCGTCAGGCGCGCAGCCGCGCCGGCCTGCGCCCGACCCGCCTCACGCACGAGATTGAGGAACCGCTGCGCCTTGGCGATGCCTATATCGATCGCCGACGTATCGAAGTTCGCCCGTCCGTCGATCTGCAGCAGGTCGGCAAGCCGCGATGCGAGTTGCTCGGCCTGCGTCTCGGCCGGCGCGGTGTCGAGCGAGACCGGCCCCGTCGGCATCGGCCGGACGTCAGAGACGCCGCCGCGCGTGCGGGGAGGTTCGTAGGCCGGCACGGTCGCGCGCGGCAGGTCGCGGAGCAACGGGCCGAAAACGCCCCGCCGGTCCCCGTCGCGGCCAGTCTCGATGCGCATATGCTCGCGGAAATTGAACCCTGGGTCTGCGGCGGCGCCGAACAGGAAGCGCTTCAGCCGCTGCGATACACTGTCGCCCTCATCGAACGGTATGGCGGGCTTCCGCTCGTGCTTCCTGCCGCGCGCCGAGGGCCCGGCGCCTGGCTGCGCGGCGAGTTCGTCCTCGGACGCGTCCGGTTTGCTGAACCGCTCGCGGATGCGATCGTTCAGGTATCGCTCACGCTCTTTTTCCCACTCCGTCTTTACGGTGTCGGATTGCGCGAGATTGAGGAAGGCGCCCGACACGGCCGCAAGGACGCCCGTTGCAAGCGACCCGACGGCAAGGAGCGGCGCTCCGGTCTTGGCGGCATCTGCCGCTGTTTTGGCCGTTTTCCCGCCACGCCTGCCAGCAGCGCCTTCGGCGATTTCGGCCGCGCCACCGGCAAGCGTCGTCGCGTTCGCGAGCCACTTGCCGCCACGGCCGAGTGCCTGCAGAATCCCCACCGCCGCCTTCGCGCCGGACAGGAAATAGAGTGCACCCGCCAATGTCCGGACCGCTCCGGCGAACACCGCCATGCCGACCGAGGCTACGGCCAGTTGCAGGCCGTAGCCGCCGACGGATGACAGGAAGCCAAGCACCGGACTGTCCTTGATCGCCTCGTTCAGGCTGCGCAGCGACGCGCCCCATCCCTCCGCCTTGCTGAAGATGCGACCGAGCCTGTCGGCGGCCCCGCTGCCGTCATCCTTGCCGAATAGCAGATCGCCGAGCCCGTTCACCGCCTCGCGGATGCCGCCCTCGAAGCCGAGGCCTTTCGCGAAGCCTTTGATACCCGCGCCGATCTCATCAAACACGCCGGCCCGGTTACCCAGCGTGTCGAGCACGTCGCCGAGACCGAGCGCCGCCTCCTTGACGGAGGGGAGCATGTCGTCGCCCATGCCGCGGAAGACGTCCGCGACCTTGTTTCTCAGGATCGACAACACGTTGCCGGTCGTCTGCGCACGGACGATGTATTCCTTGTAGGCGCTGCCGGCATATTTCGCGGCGTCGCCAGTTTCCGTCAGCAGGCGTCGAAGCTCCGTGCTGTCGCGGATCAGCGGAGCAAGTCCGCGCGCTTCCTCGCCGAAGAGCGCGTTGGCGACCGAGATCTGCTGCCACTCCGGCAGCTTCTTCACCCGGTCCAGCACGTCGAGCGTCGTCGCCACCGCATTCTTCTGCATGCCCTTGGCGACCTTCACGGCGTCGAGGCCGAGCTGCTTGAACGCGGTGCGCTGCTCCTTCGTCGCCTTGGTGCCCTTGGCGATCCGGCTGGTCAGGTTACGGAACGAGGTCGCCGCCACTTCCGGTGCGAAGCCCGAGCCGACCATGGCCGCGCCGAAAGCCAGCGCCTGCTCGGCCGAGAATCCGGCCGTCTCGGCGAAGGCCGCGACCCGGTTCGTGTATTCCAGCATGTCCGGCGCGCTCGCCGCCGACACGTTCGACACATGGTTGATGGCGTCGCCGAGCGCCATCGTGCCCTTGATGTCGCGACCGAGTGCCGTCTTGATCTTGGCGAGGCTTTCGCCGGTCGCATCGACGGCAGTGTCCCAGGCCGTCGACATCTGGACCACACCCTCGGAAAAGGCCTTGAGATCCTCCTGCGCCACGCCGGACTGCGCCGCCGCGGCATAGATCGAGGCGAAGCCCTCGGCTGTCACCGGCATCTGCTTCGACAGACCGAGGATCGACTGCCGCATATTCGCGAACTGCTCATCGGAGGCGTCCACCACCTTGCGGACGTCGGAAAGAGCCGTCTCGAACTTCAGCGCAGCGCCGATCGTCCCGCTCGCGGCCTCCCGGACGCCGACATAGGCGCCGGCGGCGGCAATCACGCCGCGAAGCATGCCAAGCCCGCCGATGCCGATACGCTCGGTCCGGGCCACTTCACCGCGCAGCCCGCCGAGCACGCCACGAAGACGCGCGATCGGGCCGCTGGCCTGGTCGCGCGCGCGGATGACGAGTTCGCTAGAAAGCCGTGCCATCTCTATGTCCTTCGTCGGGGCTTCAGGGCCGATGCGAGGGCTGCGCTCCACATCAGCAGGTCATCGGGCTCCATATCGCCGACGGCGGCGAGCCCGGTCGCGGTTTCGCGCGAAATCAGGACGGCGAGCCGTCCCCATCCGCGCTTTTCGCGTTTCCCAAGAGGACACCGACAGCCTTGCCGATGGCGATCGCATCCGTCCGGTCGATCTCACCGAATTCCTCGAAGCTCAGTCCGGCCATCGAAGCCGCAAGGGCTGCGCCATAGCTCTCATCTCCGTCCTTGCCATACTGCTCGGCATAGACGAGATCGCGCACCTTTGGCCGTCGCAGCGTGATCATATCGATCATCGCCCCATTGACGGTGATCGGATATAGTAGATTGACTGTATTCACTTGGCTTGACCTCTCATGGCTTATTGCCCGACACATCCTTTGGGGCGGCGGTGTTCAAATTCATCCAGTTGATTTCGATAAGCGTGCTCGCAGGCCTGACCGCGCTGCCCGCACTCGCTGGAGATGGTGGCGAGAACAACGATTTGACCCGGGAATCTGTCGGCGCATGGAACGCCGAGCGCGGCGCTCTGCCCGGGTTCGTTTTTGCCGGAACCGGGATAAGGGACCCTGATGCAGCGTTTTTTTGCCTCGTGTCCAGTGAAGCCGCCTGGGCGCTGATCGACGGCCGATTGTACGCCATGAACCACAAAGCGATGGTCGGGAGCGTGATCATCGCCCTCGGTCAGGAGCCGACCCGCGTCCTGCCATGGACCGATCCGTCAAACCCCGCCGCCAGTGACGACGACGTGAAAACACGCATCATGGCGCAGGTTGAACGGAGGTGCGATCCTCAGCCGGTTCGTGAACGGTCAGCGCCCGACACTCTCGGCACCGCACTTCATATTTGCGCGATTGTCGACGCGTCAGGGATATCAGCCTCGCCATGCGATCTTTCGGCATGGTCCCGGACTGTTACAATCACCGCAGACGTAAGCGGCAGGCAGGCCCGTGCCATTTGCAAGGATATTCAGGTTACCGCCAAGAAGCTCGGTATGCCGGCCGGATGGAAGGCGGAGATCGTCTCGCCATTCAGCAATGGCAAAAGCCTCGCCTTCTGCGATCTCTGACCGCTATGCTCCCAGCGCCAGCCGCTCGTCCGCGAACAGGTCGACGCCGTTGCGGCGCACGATCCGCTCCCAAAAGTCCACGTACCAGAGTTCATCTCCGTTGAGGTGGAACTCGTAATGCGTGACCTCCTTGAACGAATGCGTGCATCCGACGAACTCGCTCGGGTCCGCCTCGTCAGGCTCCCATTCCGTTATCGCGCCTTCAATCACCGCACGTGCCGGCTGCGCCTTGCCGGTTTTCTTGTCCCGCACCGCAGCCGCGAAGACCCATCGGTCCACCAGGCCGAAGCCCGTGAAGATATCCTTGTCGAAGCCTTTCAGCTCCATCGCCGGCTCCACCGGCTCGATGCGCGGCTGCGTGAAATCGACGCCCATGACGCCACCGCCAGGATTGTGGCTGGAAGTGACGAACTTGATCGCGGGAATGGTCAGCTTCGAGATCGTAATCGCGCGTGACGTGTCGGTCTGTTCGGCGCGGCGCACGTCGACGGCGGTGAGCAGATAGAGCGGCTGCATGGCGGGTCCTTTCGCGGGACTTAAAGGTGTCGGAAATGAAGGCCGGCAGCGTCAGGCGACGCTGCTCAGCCGGGCGATGATGTCGTTGACCAGCCCCTCGACGGCGGGGCGGTAACGGCGGATCTCGTGGTTCGCGAGCTTGAAGGCAGGGGCCGGCTCGATGCCGATATTCACCGTCAGGTGGCCGAGCCGGATACTCTCCGGACTGTTGCGGTCGCGGCGGAACATTTGCGACTTCGGAGAATAGCCGAGGATGTCGCCTGCGGCCTTGTGGTCGCGCAGCATGAAAGCGAGCGAGTTGATCCAGGCTTCGACCAGGTCGACGGTCTCCAGTTTTCCGAGAAACTGCCGGGTGATCTGCATAATCTTGACCGTCAGATAGTCCGCGCCCCGCACCTGATGAACCTGCTTCCACAACTCTCCCGTGTCGGTGTTGTCCGTGCCTATGAACACGAAGCCGCCGTCCGCCACGGCCCCGTCCACGCCGGTCTCGCCGGGCGCGATGATCGACACCTCGCTCTCCAGCATCTGCTGACCCTCGGTGGAGCCGTCGAGCAGGGAGAACGGCAGCGCGCGGGAAAGCCCCGCAATGCCGCGCACCGGCTGGTTCGCGATCGGATGGAAGGGCTTTCCGAAGTGGTCGTTGTCGGTGCGGATGAACAGACCGGCCACGCGCGGACCGGCCGGACGCGTCACGAGATCGACGCCCTCAAAGACCTTCGTCGCGATGCCGACCGGCATAAGCCGCTGGGAGTTCATCGTCTCGCGGGCATCGATTGCGTTCGCCGCGGACGTTGGATCGACGTCGACCGGGGCCACCGCAAGCAGCCGCTCGGTCGCCGTTCCGAGCGCCACCACCACAGGATTGGCCGTATTCATGTCCGGCCGCCAGGCGGTGCGGCCCGCCCATATGATACGCGGCGTCGCGTTGACGTGGCTGGGTATCGACCCGACGTCATCGAGCGCATCGACGATGTTCGCCGAAGTCTCCGCGAGCGCATCCTCGGGGTCCTCGTCCGTGCTCTCCGCCACGCGAAGGACGGTGAGGTCCGCGCCTGCATTGAGGCCGGACAACTGGGCATTGATCGCCTTCACGGCGTCCGCCAGTGGTCCCGTGCCGAGCTTCGACGTAAAGGTCGTGTCGCTCGAGGAGAATCTCACCGGCTCTCCGATCGGAAAGGTTCCGGCGGCCGCGTCGCTCGATGTTTCGACCAACAACGCCTTCGAAAAGTCGGCGCCGAGGACGGGAACCGGCTCGTCGTTCGGCCGGGAAAACTGCATGCCAAAGGTCGGGGTCGTCATGGGCCGGTGTCCTTCTGGTGGCCAAAGAAAAACCCGGCTCGAAGGCCGGGTCGGTGAACCGCTTGTGGCGGTGAAGCGGGATCAGACGTGGTTAGAGCGGTCGGTCGAGGATTTCTCGGATTTTCACGAGATATGGATCGAGATCGGCATTCAAGTTCGCTAACGCGCGATCTCGAATGGCTTCGACAATCTCGTTCAGCGTGCGGAAGTATTTGTCCGACGCTTCCTTCGCGCCTTCGCGGAGTGACGCTGATACCTTGGCCACGTCGTCCCTCAACCAATCGATGTCGTTCTGGTCGGTGCCCGCACTCATGTAGCCGGCCACCCGGAATGAATGTCGACAAGATCGAGGGCGTCGTGATCCTCGGCCGCGTCGATCGTCGCTGCGATCTGCCGCTCGCGGCTGAAGCATGCCTGGATGTGCGTGGCGCCGGCGGCCTTGATCGCGCGGAAATGGGGTTCGGTCAGCGAAATCCAGACGCCGCCGGCCTTGAAGTCGATCGGGCCGGTGATGTCGCCGTCCTCATATGCCTTGACGATCTGGTCGACGCGGTTCTGCGTCTTGTCGTCGGTAGGCACCGGCAGGCCATTGACCAGGATGCCGCCTGTCTCGGCCAGCCAACGACGATTGGCCAGCGCCGCGAGCATCATCGCCTTGCGGTCGGCGAGATCGCGCTCGGTGACAGTCCACGTCATGAAGACGGTGGTTTCCCCGATCGTCCACTCATCCATCGGCTTGGCGACGCAGGTACTGCGCATGGGATCGTGCGGCGGCGCGGCGACGTCGAGCGGGAACCAGCCATCCTGCGCGAGGCGCGCGTCGGACACCGGGTTGCCGGCGTCGGTGAGCCATTTCGGGCGATCGCCGGTCGCAACGACGACGCCATCGGCCACCCTCGCATACATATCGTGCTGGCTCATCCGTAAAAATCCTTCCAGACGCCGCCGTTGCGGGCGTACCAGTTGACCGGGTCTTTCCAGACGCCGAAATGCCTGACGTAGAGAGGATCGGCGGGCTTCCAGACGCCGCCGTCGCGAACATAGCCGTCGACCTTGCGGTAAGGCCGATAGGCCGTCTCGCCGTCGTAGCCGGCCGAGAGATAGCCGCAGTAGCCGAAGCCGCCATTGGGCGGATAGCCTGTTCCGCCGAAGAAGTAGACCCGCGTAATCGAATAGTTGGACGGCAGGGTCTGGGAGAGTGTATCGCCGGCAGGCTCGGCACTGCCGTCTGCCCACACCGCGACCTGCACGGACGTGCCGTTCTTGCGAAGCCTCAACCAGTACCAGGTGTTGATCAGCAGGTCCACGCCGCTGCTGACAGGCACGCCAAGATTGGACTGAAGGTTGTCGCTGCTGACGTTGTACGAGACCTCGTAGTAGGCGGAGCTTCCAAAAATGGCTATTCCGCCGAGAGCGACGGAACTGCTGAGG